TTTTATAACAATTTACCTATTAAAAATATGTAAATTTATTTTTATAACAATTTACCTATTTAAATATATATAAATTATATAATATATGAGCTTTGATTTAAATATAGATAATTATACAAGACAAGAATTAATAGATATTTTTGAGTTACCAAATAACTTTGACAAAAATATAGTTGAAATAAAAGAGTCGAAGTTAAGAGATAATATTTTTAACAATAGAGAAATTAATAGAGATACACAAATAGAAACTATTAATTTTATTTTAAAAGCAAAAAATATTATTCTAAATGAAAAAGAAGAAAAAAAACAAAGCAAAAAAAATGAAGTAGTAGAAGACCCTTTTAAATTCACATCAACGGCTATAAAAGAACCAGACGACCATATGATTCAAGAGAGACCTATTTATTCTTATTCTTCATCATACCCAAATGAATTTTATAAAGGTGTAATAAATCCGTTTAAAAAAAGAAGTTTAAAAATAAATTTAAATATAGATACTAGATTTAGAGAGAATTATTATGCTTCCTCTTCTACAAATTACATTATAACTTTACCATTAAATATTAATGGTATTTTAACGATGCAAATGTCATCCATTGAATTACCTACATCATTTTATGTTATATCAAAACAATACGGAAATAATTTTTTTTCAATTGTAGTTAACGGCGAAAGTGCGATAGTCAATATACCTGATGGAAATTATGATAGCACAGGAATAATTAACATTATTAATAACCAGCTAACAAATTTAGGCGGTGACTATGCGAATGTAGTATTCCTATTAAATATATACGGAGGAACAAACGGAACAGCTCAAACAATGGTTGGATTTAACGGAAGTCAAACCGGCGGTTCTAGTGCGACACTAGAGGTCAATTTCCAGGCTGATAGAAGCGGAATAGATGACCGTAATACGCCATTACCTCTTAAATTTGGATGGTTATTGGGTTTTAGAAATGGTGTATACACAAATAACCAAAATTATGTTTCAGAAGGTATTCTTGATATATCAGGACCGCGTTATTTATATCTCGTTGTAGATGATTATAATAATAACGTAAATAATGGCTATTTTTACAGTGCTTTTAATTCATCTATATTAAATAAAAATATATTAGCTCGTATATCATTACAATCAAATACTTTCAATATATTAGAACAAAACAACCTAACACTTATAACTAATGTTAGAGAGTATTTTGGTCCAGTATCCATTTCAAAAATAAATATTCAATTACTAGATGAATACGGAAGAATAATTGATTTAAACAATATGGACTATAGTTTCTGTTTGTCATTAACAAAAGCATATGATATTTAGAGTTCTCCCTTTATTTTATACATTAGCCAAGAAGTCGGTTTTGCTTTTGTTTTACCATTATACGAAACCGCGTACCTTTCTTGAATAAGAAGTTCATTTATACAGATATCTCTAATGTAAACGTCCGCTAACAACCTTCCATATTTTTCCGTTTTTATATTTTTTAGTTTCACATATTTATGTAATATTAAATTAGATAAAAAATCCCTAGCATTTTTAGCAGATTCTTTTTCGTCATCTGAAATATTTTTTCCTTTAATTTCTGGTGTGTCAATACCATTAAATCTTACGTTGATTCTATAAAGTGGCGACTCTTTATAAGGTAATTTTGCTGCTATAGTAATAGTATCTCCATCATAAACCTTAATTACATAACCTTCATTTATTGGAAATGTAAACTCTACAGTATCTTCCCATTTTATATCATTTACAATATTAGTTTTATTACACCATTTTGGCAAAGTAAATAAAGAAAAATATGTATTTTTTAAGCACATACGTATTTATTATATAATATAATAAATAAATAACATTTATATATTTTTTAATAATATTTTTATAATTTATAATGGCATATTCGTTTAATAAAATAAATTCAGGTGTTAAAAGTTTTGGCGTTCATAAAGGAGCTTTATATGCTAGCGAATATATTATGTCTAAGAAAACACTTACTACCTTTTGTAATACAAATAAATGTGAAAATTCTTTTTTTCCTGTTAAAAACGGAAAAGTAAATACACAAGGAAATTTATTAATGTTAAATAAGGCGAATAATTTAAAATACTATGCGAAAAATAATGTAAAAAATGGTAATTTATATATAAATTTAATAACCAAATTGAACTTACAAGATGTACCTGTTATTTGTAATAATACTTCTCCAAATCTATATTCATCACCTGTATCATTAAGCAAAACAAGCACCGAACCCTCTTATATAAATTATCAAGTAGATCCAAGCGGTAACCTATTTGGTAATACAACTTGCGGAAAAAATAGATTTTTAAGTTATCTCGTTTATAATCCGCCATATACGACGACGGACCCAGAATTTATAAATAATTTATAAAAATTTTACGAAATATTATTGAAATATATAAATACAATTAATAAAGAAGCAGCAACGACGCAATAGATTACACCAAAAATTTTATTTGGACTATTTAAAATATTATGCTTATTGTAACTATAATATAAAACAGATTGCGGATATTTTACTTCATTATAATACTCTAAATCCTCATATATTGTTTCAAAATCCGTATAAAATTTATTTTTGATTTTATATTTTTCTCTCATCAATGTATAATTATCAATATATTTTGGAGGGATATTTTCAATATCAATATAAAAGCCCCATTCATCGCATACAATTATTTTATTTTCATTTGTCGTCATTTTTATAGATTTATAATTTTTTTTATTTAAAAATAAATTATATAATTTTTAATCAATTTTTTTTAGACCTTTTATCATTTTCACCTTTGCACATATAAAACGCCCATTTTATGTGAAAAATATTATTATATTTTACCTATAATTATTAAGATTTATATATATATAAAGAATAAATGAATCGCGATTTAATAATTAAAAAAAAAGTTGGATATTTTGGAATAGAAATATACAATTTTGACATTAATAGTGAGGAACATAAGGGTATTTTACAAGAATTATTAGATGATTATTTAGTAATAATTATAAAAAATACTTTTTTGTCTTATAAAGATCAAGTTAAATTAGCAACTATATTTGGCGAACCAACATTAGCACACCCAGTTGTTGTTGGTAATGAATATTTTCCTCAAATTTTAGAAATTGACGGAGCAAAAGGTGGTAAAAATGCGAAATGGCATACAGATGTATCTTTTTTAGAAAATCCACATTCTGTGTCTATTCTAACTGGCGATGAAATCCCTGATGTAGGAGGAGATACATTATGGTGTGATTTAAGAACATCTTACGAAAAAATCACTAACAATTTGAAAGAATTTTTAAATAATTTAGAAGCAGTACATAAAATTACACCATTAGCGTATTGGGGAGAACCTTTTGATTATTTATGTTCTGATGAAGAAACCATCAAATTATATGAAGATTCAAAAAAAATTACACCTGTAACACATCCTGTTATACGAATTCATCCAAGAACTAAAAAACCTTCTTTTTTTGTTAATCAGGGTTTTACATCTCACATTTTGAATTTAACTAAAATTGAAAGTGATAATATATTAAAATTAATATATGAACACGTTACTCAACCTGAGTTTATATTACGACATAAATGGGAAAAAAATGATATTGTAATATGGGATAATACATGCACAGCACACTATGCAATTAATGATTATGGTTCTCATAATCGTAAAATGAGAAGAGTTACAATTAAAGGAGATGTGCCATTTGGTTATAATAATATAAAAAGCAAAAAAACTGAAGACCCTTTAAAAATAACTAGATAATTTGTAAAAAATGAAAGGAAACTAAAAAATTAATAACTTTGTAATAAAATTATATACGTAACTGCCTTTCATTGTATAAATAAGTAAAGAAATAAAGAATTTCAAAAACAAATTTTTATCGTTTTACCCCCATATTTATAAGCATTCTGTTGGCTTTTTTAGAAATATTTTTATGTTTATATTGGCGTGACCTAATATATGCCGCATAAACTCCTTTAGGACTGACACGACAAGTATTTTTCTTACAAACAGGGAAACTTTTATTAGGTCCTAAAAAGCATTTTTTGCCGCATTTTTCGAGCATAATAGTTCTTTGATGATAACTTGGTTTTTCTTTTTTCCAACCTTTAGTAGCAATACCTCTACCGTTTTTGTTTTTATATGTTTTTGCCATACCATATAATTATTTTTTATTTTATATTTTTATGGTTTTTATAAATTTTATTATTATTTTTATATATTACTAAATGGAAAACACGATGGACGACGAAAAAATAGCTTTGTTTGAATCAGGATTTGATGACCGTGTAAATGATGATAAAACATATATTTTTTTTGAACACGAAAAAAAAAATAAAATAATTGAAGGAATAGAAGATATAGAAGATATAGAAGATATAGAAGATATAGAAGATACCGAAGGTTGTGATGAATGTTTTTCAATAGACTCTTCAAATAATATATTAGATAATTCAGGAAATATTATAGGTAAAGCTTGTGATAAACAAATAAAATACAAAAAATTTACATATAAAGAAATAGAAAAAGAAATAAATGAAAATTATTTTGATGAAACTGAGTATTATTCTAGTGCTCTTGATATACTAGCTACTTATTTAAAAGGTCAAAAACTAATTTATATGGAAACAAAATCATATTGTGAAAAAAGACTTAATTATTTGATGATGCCTTCTATATTGTTATCTACAGCGGCTACTGTGTTAGCGTCTGTCATTACTGATTGTACTTTAAGTTACTGGAGCACATATCTAATAGCAGCGTTAAATGGTACAATTGCTTTTTTATTGGCTCTTGTAAACTACTCTAAATTGGATGCGGCATCAGAGGCGCATAAAATATCAGCACATCAGTATGATAAGTTACAAACTTCAATAGAATTTTTATCGGGTAAAATATTACTTTTTACAAATAATTTTAGTAATGAAAAATTAAGTGAGAAGCTAACGGATGTAGAGAAAAAAATAGGCGAAATAAAAGAAACAAACCAGTTTATTATTCCAAAAAAAATAAGAACAACTTACCCGATTATATATAATACAAATGTATTTTTAATTATAAAAAAAATAGAAGATATTAGGAAACGTAAAATCAATTCTTTGAAGGAAATAAAGAATTATAAAAATTATTTAAGGGCAGTTTTAATATCAAAAAAGAATAAAAATAAAAAATCGCTTAAAAATATAGAGATATCAATAGATTCTTTAACAAAAGAAAAAATACAACTTATTAATGATTTGCTTATACTTAAATCATCTTTTTCAACGATCGATGACATGTTCTCTAAAGAAATGGAAAACGCATATAATAACAGTTATTTTTTATTCAGTTACCTTTTTGGAAGTAATAAAAAGAATCACAAAAACGATAAGAATGATCCTAAAAAGTTAAATTCATTTATTGAGAATGTAATGGACCCTTATGGAACACACGATAAATATTTAAATCAACTTAAAGAATTATACGATAAAGAAAAAGAACATAAGTTAATAGAAGAACAAAAACTTAAAAAAGTATGGAATGAAGTAAAAAAAACTAAAAATATATTAAAAAGCAATTCAGAGTTAATAGAAAACTTATATGAAAAAATGGAAAAGGGTGAAAGCTCTGTAAATAACAAAAATAAAAATAAGTTTTTTAAAGTACCAAATGTAGTTAAATTATTTGGAGATAAATCATTGCCTCATATAAGTTTACATATTGATGATGAAAATGGAAATGAAAATGATAGTGATAACGGAGAAAAAAAAAGTAGGCGTTCAGATTCTTCCAATTCACTTATGGATTTTGATATAGTATGCGAAAGTGAAAAAAATATATAATTTAACATTTAATAAGTATTGTAATAAATATTTATTAAATTATCCGACTTACTGGAATTGAACCAGTGACCACTTGATTACGAAAATATAAAACCACTACAGTCAAGCGCTCTACCAACTGAGCTAAAGTCGGTTAACGGCGTGCAGGGAGTTACCCTCCACAAATGAATACAATAAATTGTCTTTAAGTTGTTTTTTTGTAATATATTTAAATTCGCGTATATTCTATTATGTTGAGTTCTTCATTTTCCTCAGGAATAATACCATTTTTAGATAATCCATTATTTACATCAATAGCGTAAATAGCCTCCATTATATTTTATTATATTACACACAAAATTATATAACTTATAGTAACTTATATTTCCAAAGGCGTCATTCAAATTACCTAAAATTCATTGAACGTAAATTATTTTTACTAGCTTTTATGCTATGATGAATTCCATTTTGTTGTATAACTGGATTTCCTGTAAATAACAATTTTCTTGATTTAATTTGGGCTATTCTATGAGCTTCTTTTATTTTTTTTATTTTGTCTTCCAAAACCATTTGCCTATATTCTTCAATTGTCTTTGGTGTGCGTATTTCTGGCACTTTTCTGTCATTTACATCTCTATAGTCCTTAAAATATTTATTAAAAATATAACTATGTTTTACAGATGGGTCTAGAGGATCGCTTTTTATTTGTTGTTGTGTATATTGTTGTTGTTGTGTATAATAATTTTGTTGTTGTTGTGTATAATAATTTTGTTGTTGTTCTTCTATCTGTACTGGAGCCATTGCCTGTAAAACTCCGTGTTCGTTTACGAGTAGATTCATATTTAATAATATATCATCAAATGTTACTCTTTTTTTCTTCAACGGAACTTTTTGGAGAGGCTCCCAATATTTTTGCGTATTTACATCATCTGCTTCTGTGATATTCAGTTCCATATTTATATATTATAATTTTATTTATTTATTTTTACATAAAATAATATGACCTAAATATAAGTATGAGTAATCATTTATACGTAAAAAATATAGGAACTACTTCTGAAACAGTTTTTTTAAATAATGATAAAATAAGTAAACAAAACATTGGTTGGGATGCGGATTATGACGGCAATGAAGCAAATGTTTCCGTAGACGTTCAGGATAATGGAGCGTATAAACATTACGACGTAAATCTTACGAATGAAGATTTAGCGAATATATTAAATATTCAAAGTGTTGGGCTACCTATCCATCAGCGACTAAAAAACGATTTTAAAGGAAGAACCCCTAAATTATTATACAATATATATTTAGATGATGAAGATACACTAGATATAGAAGAACCAAATTATGTAGAAAATAATAAACCTTCAAGACAACTTTTAGAACATCCTACACATATATCTAGTCCATTATCTGATGAAGAATTTATTATTCCTGTTACAATTGGTAATAAATCTTCTTTTACACCACGTAGGCGTCATAAAAAAATAAAATCTCATAAAATACATAAAATTTACAAAAAACGCAAAACAAATACTAACTCATCATTAAGACGTAAACGTGAAAGTCATAGAAATACTCGTAGTAGAAAAATACACTCCATATAAATGTTTTACATAGCGTTTTTTATAAATTTTTTATTGGCTTTTTTTTACTGTTATTTTTATGTTATTTTTTAAATTTATATTATAATATGTCATTTAGAAAATATGGAGGTGTAAATTTTGCAGCAAAAAATAATGCTGTTTCTAATAATTATACTACTTCTAATAACTTATTAGTTACTCAAAATGTCGGACAACCTGATTCTTACATTAACTTTTTAAGTGATATTCACGGAAAAGGTATTACAGGACAAACTGGTTCTTTTACTTACATATCCTCTACTTTAGGAATCACAGGACCTACTGGGTCTTTAACATATTTAATTACTAGCAAGGATGCCATTATAAATACCGTTAAAATTGGTCTAGGAACCGTAGGTGGTACTGGTTATTACAATAATATAGCTATAGGAAATAATACATTAGCCTCAAATATATCTGGCACTTCACTCACAGTGTTAGGTTATGACGCTCTTGCTAGTAATACATCAGGAAATGGTATTGTTGCAATAGGTACATCAGCATTATCTAATAATACAACTGGAGGCAATAATGTAGCAATAGGCTATTCAGCATTATCTAATAATACAACTGGAGGCTCTAATGTTGCGATTGGTTTTGAATCTTTACAACAAGTCACATATAGCTCTAATAACACAGCTGTTGGGCATTTTTCTCTAAAAAGTCTTGTAGGAACAGGAAGTAGTAACACTGCTGTAGGAAGGGAGTCCGTACAAAGTGCAACTTCTTGTAATAATATTACTGCACTTGGTTATCAAACCTTAAATAATCTTAGTGAAGGCATCGGTAGTGTTGCTGTTGGTTACGCAGCAGGCGTTAATGATGTTTCAGGAAATTATAATACGTATTTAGGTTACGCAGCAGGCGTTACTGGAATGAGCGGGACATATGATTACTCAACAGCAATAGGTGTTAATTCTAGAATAGACGCTTCAAACCAAATCGTTTTGGGGGGTAATAATTCTGGTTACCCTAGTATAAAAATTCCGGGTTCTTATGTGGGCATAAATGGTGTTTACAACCCGAGAAATACAGCTGGTTACGTATTAGATGTTAGCGGTAACGCAAATGTTAGCGGTTATATAAATACTAGTAAAGGAGTTACAGGTCCTACAGGGTCTTTTACTTACGTGTCTTCGACTGCTGGAATTACAGGTCCTA